ACGAGATCGCCAGTACTGATATATCTACTGGGGCCCTGAATCCACGACACGGTACTTTGGAGCTGAAAGCCCGTTATACTACCCGGTATGCCTCCTTGACCGATCTGTGTAGACAATGTGGAATAGCTCGTAGCCAGAGTGGTCGATATGGAAGAAGCGGCACCATATACCTGGGCGAAAGTCGACGGCAGATAGCCGATACCACTGCCGACAATGGCCGACTGTGTGCTGATTGTCTGAAAGATGTCCTGCCAGCGAAAGGTCCCCTGCCCATCGGCCACCTCCATCATATTGGTCGAATAGGGCTGTGCAGTGAGAGGATTCACTGAATATAAGAGACTCTGGATCTGTTGTGATTCATTTGTCCGACTCATCCTTCGCGGGTTCTATATCAATATAAGAATAGCGTCTACTGAATAAGTCGCACAACACACTAGAATGCCTGGTGGTGGTGGTTTATTACAACTGGTCGCCATGGGAAAACAAGATGTATTCCTCACCGGAAATCCACAGATAACATGGTTCAAAATGGTCTATCGGCGCTACACGAATTTCGCTATAGAGTCCCAGCAGATCTACTTTGACGGCGACCCCGATTTCGGAAAGCGTGTTACGGCTCTCGTGCCCAGGCGTGGGGATCTCCTCGGGCCCATGATTCTGGAGGTGGTCCTGCCCTTTGTCACGATGAGCGATGGAAGCAGTGGGAAATATGTCAACACGGTCGGGTATGCCATGATTGAAGAGATATCTTTAGAAATCGGCGAACAGGAAATCGACAAGCAGACCGGAGAATGGATGTTGATATGGTCCTCTCTCACCACGAGCGCCAGTCAGCGAGATGCCCTCTACAATATGATCGGGCGCGTGGACGGCTTAAACCTCCCTTCCGCCGCGGCACCCAGTCAAGCGTGTTCCGTAGGCACGTACAAATACGGCGCGGATAAACTCTACATTCCTCTCCAGTTCTGGTTTAACAAGAATCCTGGTCTCTATCTACCTCTCCTCGCCATGCAGTACCACCCCATCCGCGTCAACATCAAATTCCGCGATCTGGCGGGTCTGATGGATAACTCAAATACCACGGCCACATGTGCCCCCATTCAGCCCACTCCAACCAGTATCGTTGATATCAAGCTTTGGGGCGACTATATCTATCTCGATACGGAGGAGCGCAGACGCTTCGTGGCAAATACACACGAATACTTGATTGAGCAGATTCAATACACGCCGAAGCAGACGATCATGTCCGGTGTGAATACGCAGTCCGTGCGCCTCGAGTTCAATCATCCTCTGCGCGAGTTGATCTGGGTGCTTCGCCGCGATCTGATGGAGACGACGCACGAGTGGTTCAACTGGGGGAGTACTTCGGCCCATGAACCCGGAATCTCACGTGACATGCTCCAAGATGCAACCCTCCAAGTCGACGGATATGATCGCTTCGACACCCGTGATGCCGGATACTTCCGTATTGTCCAGCCATTTCAATACCACACGAGTACGGATATCAAGCAGTTCGTCTATCTATATAGTTTCGCACTCCGGCCAGAAGAGATGCAGCCCAGCGGTTCCTTGAACGCGAGCCGTATTGACAATATGACACTCGTGGTGAATCTCCGCCCAGATACGAATGAGGTCATACAGTTCAACTATGATGCACAGGGGAATCTGATTCCACCTGGGAGTACGACCCCCGTTGTCCGAAGTGTTGTGAACCCCGCCTACGTCCCCAATCGCGGAAACTCAAGTATCACAGTCTACGCCAAGAATCACAACGTCTTGCGCGTGGTGAATGGGTTCGCGGGTCTTCTCTTCAAGATTTAGCTCGTAGGTCTCAATAGCGATGGCATCGGCTTTACTAAATGGAGTCATGGGGGCCGCAACCACATCAACAAGTTCCTTTTCACTTGCGAGTTACTTTCCGATCTCGGTAGAATGGTTCGGCCTTTTCATACTTGCAGGAGGAATCCCCATTCCTCCCTTTTCATATCTCGGATTCGGCGCTATGAATCTGTGGGCCACGAACGCAATGACATGGTTTTTTGTAAAGGCCGGTCTACAGGCAATGCTTGTTCTCGGAAACACGTTTATTACGACCTACTACCCGAATCTCTGGTGGCTCGGATATCTGCTGGTACTGAATCCCTGGTATGTGTTTGATATAATACAAATGTTCAGCCCGGCCTTTGCCTATGAAGGATATAAGGTCCCGTTCACTACGTTCAACCCGGCGAAACCAATGGGTCATTCGAGCCCTATGGACGATGGAAATGGTGGACTTACCCGTGCATACGGAAAGATCACACCTGCCCTCCTCGCGGCCATATTGGGACTGCTCGGAACGGGGACTTACGGATTCTTGAATATGTTGCCGCCTTCCGTCATGGCAACTTACAAGCCTGTGATAAACATCATTTTTGCTGTGATCGGCGGAGTGACGGCCTTGGCGGGAGGTGGAGTAGCAAGTATGGTTGCTCTTCCAAATATCATAAACACTTTGAGATCGAGTACTACGGAACTCAAAGCGGGCTTGGCCAGCACAGTAACTACGTCGGCACCCATGAGGGGCGGAGGCAATACGAATCTTCCTTCGATTGAGGAAGTGGCGAACAAGATCCTCAAAAAGTCACAGTCCGGTGGATCGATCGAGGATACATCGAGCAGCATCTTCCTGGCCGCCCTCAGTTTCGTGACGATTGGTGGAATCAGTCTCGCGCTTATCCGCTCTAGTGCAGAATCTGCAAAAGCAATATAATGAAGTATCTTATGTCACAAGAAGAGTTTGAACAACTCACTGGAGTTCAACCTGTTCCTGAAGGCACCACGCTTCCGGCATTCTCTGTGATCTATTTCACTGCAGCATGGTGCGGAGCATGTCGTAGGCTCAACATGCCCGAGCTGGAGGCGAAATTTCCTAAAGTTAACTGGCTCAAGTGCGATGTTGACCAGAACAACTACACGGGGGGCTATTGCGGGGTGAGATCCATTCCCTCTTTTGTCATCGTGAAGAACAAGGCGGTGATTGGACCCTTCCAGTCTGCTGCTAATGAGAAAGTGGAGGAGTGGATTAACAGCAACTGCTAAGAGCAAATCTCTAAGCATCCATTAAATGAATGCAAAGCTATTGAAACAAGTTGCTGCTGCAGTAGGGGCCGTGGTAGTTATTTATTACGTGAGTGCGAACTATGATTCTTTAAAAAAGATGGCCGCAAAGTAAGATGGATACTTACCTCCTGATTAGCGTTCTTCATGTGGCGCTTATTGTTCCTTTTCTGCTATGGGTGGGGTTCCAGCGCGCGGCCAGTCCCGATTGGCTCTATAATGTTCTTTTTGGCACTGGACTCCTCGTACTAGTCTATCACGGCATCAAGGCAGTCGGGCGCTTTTTCGCGAAATCCTCCATGCTTTGGGTGAATCTCATTCATGTTCTTTTGATCGCGCCATTGCTTATTTGGATTGGCTATTACGGAAAAAAGACTGAACGGCCAGCATATGATATGCTGCTCATTACGGCCTTTGGGGCGTTCGGATATCATTTGTACAAGATGGTGGTAGTTTCACAGACCTTTGTCAAATCGACTGAGATATAGAGGGGATCGATCTTTTGTGGAGAAGGAGGGTGTGTATCTTTCTCTTTCAGAACACTTCGGAACTCTTCGGTCAGTAGTTTCAGTTCCTTCTCACGTTCTTCTTTGGAAAACTTTGCGCGACATTCGGGAGTTTCCAGATATTTCAGTCTTTCGATGAGGTATGCCTCGAACTCTAATAAGGCAACTCTGTCCATTTCTATTTTATAGTTGCTAGATTCGCCTATAATAAAACTTCTGTAAGGAGCTTTATTATAAGTGTTTTGTAAGGGGTTAGCATAAATATGCTGCCTTACCGTTTAGATCTTATCACTTCCAGCTTTTCCACCATGTGCCACTAGTATTACTACTCCTACGACTCTTAAACCCCTCTTCATCATAGACAAGATAGTCGCCAACATTTTGAGCTGCCACATACACTAGAACAAACACAATCGCATGGACAAAGGCAACCGTATACTTAGATCCACCGCGAGGTAGACTCACGAGAACACCGGGGACCAAGAGGAAAAAAAGCGCACCGAGGACAAGAAGATTGGCGAGCATTATATTTCTTCCAGAGATTTTTTACAATAATGCTTGTAGGAGCTGCTGTTTCTCTACCGAAAGCTCAATACATTGGGATATATGATATAGGAACGCTGTATTACTATTACACACTTTTTCACAAGAACACGTTAAGCCATTCTTCGAGAACTGCTTAACTTCTTCTTCACAGTGTCGCCGCATGAAATGGACGATACAGTTCGATTTTGTGAGAGACTTGAAAGAACAACAGGGACAGCTTACGTAGTTTGCGTCTTTCTTTGAATGGCGCGCTGAAATGTGGAGCGCGAGTGTTTGGGAATGTAGGAACTCTTTCTTACATGTTTGACATTTGAAAGGAAGATGTCCTTCGTGCGTCTTCATGTGGTAGTGCATCGTGTTCTGATTCTTCTTTGTTTCCTTACAGATCGTACAGACGAAGAGTCCTTCGGCATTTTTTTCGTACGCGTAGGGCATTTAGTCGAGGAGTCGTCTGGGAATGATTTCAAATTTACTAAGCTGGGTGTCAAACGAAGCGACACGCGGAGCTAAGCTGAGCTTACCATCTCCTCGAACAATGCGAGCTATGTCCTCCCCCGCAATACTCCTCCTGTTTGAATCCCGCCTCCTCCTTACAACAAAAGGGATTGTGATTATCCTTCGCAGCTGGCAGCCGGTTACCCGTGGCCGGATCAATGTACTGGGAACAATACTTCTTCCCACAGGTCCAGCACCAGGTCCTACCACATCCTTGGCCCATGTGGAATTTGTTATTGTGATCCAGACCACATGCGAATACATAATCACAGGCGGCATCCTTGAGAGCCCAACGCCGACACCAAGGACACTGTTTTGCGTCTGTCGAGCCGGATTCAGGCATTTACTCGGTGGGCGTAAAGATTCCACACCAAGTATACGCAAGAATGGAGTACAAGCTAATCATGGTACAATCAACCGACCCAGTCTCCGAAGATGATATGGTACTTGAGTTAGTCGAACTGAAAACTCTTCTTGAAACAAAGATGAGTAGGATTTTTAAGGAAATACAAAATGGAGAAAAAGCCCGTTTAACTGTCGAAGAATACAAAGCATTCTTAATCGGTGGTGTAAATAAAACAGTAGTTAAATTTGATAAAGGTGTATATATAACTTTATCGCAGGCTGTTATGATTCCAACACAAGCATGTAGTATACTAAAACTAATGGAAAAAACCTTAAAATATCCGGATGGCGCTTGTTTTGAAATTTAAATCGTGGGTCTAAGAACATTAGGCAATTACACTTAATGGTCGTCATCCTTACGCTCGCAATCGGAGAGGATTTTCGTAAGAGTCTGGCTCCGGCCCTAACATCCAAAAAGGCGTATGCTGAAAAACACGGCTACACCTACATACAGGGCGACGAGAGGTTCTGGGATCGCAACAGACCGATTCCTTGGTCGAAGGTGGGGTTCGTGTCCGAGAGTCTCAAGCTATGGCCCGATGGCACTCTCTTCTTCCTATCGGACGCCGACGTGATGATTACGAACGATAAGCTCCGGTTGGAAGAGGTCGCGATACCGCTGCTTCCCGATAACAAGGATCTTCTCATGACGATAGACGCATGTGGACATTTGAATTCCGGTAACATGTTGATGCGGAACTCCCCCTGGCTCCGTGATTGGTGGCAGCGTATAGGGGAACAGACCGATCTTTTATACCATATTTGGTGGGAGAATGCAGCTATGATCCGGCTTCTAGAAACAGTTCCTGGGGATCTTGCAAAGACAGAAACTACGGCAGAACATTGGCGTTTCAACGCGTATTTGCGAGGACTCCCTGGAGAACGTTTATGGGATTCTGGCTGTCTCCTCGTCCATTTTGCCGGCGTCTACGATCTGAAGATTATGGAAGGGCTTCAACGAGAGATCCTGGCAGGAGGTTGTCCGAGAATTAAATTCTAAGATATTTATATAAGATGGACAGTGGAAGTAATGAGAGCGGAAGCAACAGTAACTCTACTAGCGGAGCAATGGGCGGTGGTGGGCGCCGTATCCCTGCTGTGGGAACCAAGGCCCAGGTGTTCCACGGAACCGCCAAGCACACCAGTGGTGGGCTGACCAGGAAGGACCTGATGAAGAACAAGAAGGGGCGCATTGTTAGTCGCAGGAAGAATGCGGCTGGGAAGAAGGCGCTGGCACGTCTGCGCAAGGCGGGCTACAAGGCCAAGAAGGGGACTTTCAAGCTCTTTCGCAAGTAAGAGCTTGTGCCGCAGGTTCAAGCTCTTTAGGAAGTAAGAGCTTGTGCCGCAGATTCAAGCTCTTTAGGAAGTAAGAGCTTGTGCCGCTGTGATAAGATCAAAATACTTTACATCAAATAGGGATCCTATCGGATGCAAAGTACAACCCGGAACAAAACTAGAAAGAATAAACGAGGGTTTATTTATTTAAAGTGTAGAGCCGGCCTTAATGATAATCTGTGTCAGCTTGCGAACTGTATGGAGTACGCTGTACAGCACCAACGTTCTATTATTCTAGAAATGCCCACGTATAAGGCTACGAATATATCAAAGATATTTGACTTTTCCAAGTTCCCCGTACCAGTCTATACAAATGCAGCAGAAATGCTCAAAAAAATGGCAAACGCACCTGTTGAGCCTTCCTACATGAAATCATTAAAACATCGAATCGATTTTGACGGTCGCGATGAAGAAACCGGTGTATGGCATGATAAAGAAGGGAGGCCCTTATCATTTAACCTTACCAAATCCTATCCAGCTAATAAGGTTCTCATCTATGCTGGGGGTAGCGGTGGAAGTAATTCGATCAAAGCATTGGAACATATTAGACTAAAACCAGAGATTATCAAGGAATATAAAGAGACTCTGCAGAAATACAATGTACCTGAAAAATATGTATCCATACATTTGAGGGCTACTGACAGAAAACTACAAGTAAACAAGAATCTAGGGCATGAGGATTCACTCAAACTGATCGATGATTTTATCAAGAAACACTACAAGGAAAATGTTTTTGTCGCAGGAGACAATCCGAAGCTTATAGATAAACTTATAAAGAAGTATCCTACAATCATTAAAACGGAGGCGACTAAATCAAACTCGTGTAAATCAGAACATTCCTGTAAGGCGCTTCATAAATCTGGCAAGACGGATCCAAATAATCTAAAACTGGCGATTATCGACCTTTTAATCTTGGCAGGAGGAACTGCCATTTTAACAACCCAGGGAGGCTTTTCACGTCTGGCGAAAGATCTCCAGGAAAGA